AGGAAAGTTAATATGGCATTAGTTAAACTAAATAATAATGGTGTAAAGAACGCAACTGCTTTTGGTAGCATAACAGGACTTGGTAATTTAGTTTTTATATCAAGATCAACTGCTAGTTCATCAGCAAGTTTAAGCATTACATCAGGAATAGATAGTACTTACAAAGAATACATATTTGTTTTTAATAACATTCACCCATCAACAGATGATACAAATTTTCAATTTAATTTAAGTACAGATAGTGGCTCAAATTATAATGTTACTAAAACAACTACTTATTTTTATGCTAGTCATAATGAAGGTGACTCAAGTACAGCTTTATCTTATTATGCCGCACAAGATTTAGCACAAGGAACTGGTTTTCAAAATTTATTTACAGGAGTGGGTACGGATAATGACCAGTCAGGATCAGGATATTTACATTTATTTAATCCATCTTCTACTACTTTTGTAAAACATTTTATAGCCAGATGTCAGCATTATATGTACATAGATTATTCACAAGAATATTACACAACAGGGTATGGTAATACAACAAGTGCAGTTGATGCTGTAAGATTTCAAATGAGTTCAGGAAATATAGATTCAGGTACAATAGATATGTATGGAGTTAAATAAAAAATTATGATAATAACACAAACACAAGGAGAAAAATATGCCAAGATATAAAATGGTCAACGGTGAAAGAATCCAATTCACGGCAGCTGAAGAAACAGCTAGAGATGCTGAAGAAGCAGCTTGGGCTGATGGTGCTGTAGCAAGAGCACAAGCTAGCCTAAGAGCTAAAAGAAATCAGCTTCTAGCAGAGACAGACTTTTATGCTTTATCTGATGTTACTATGTCATCTGACATGACAACATACAGACAAAATTTAAGAGATCTGCCTGATGGAAAAGACACTGTTGAAAAATGTGAAAATGCTACATGGCCAACTAAACCATAGTTAAATGGCTAAACGCAAGTCCCTCATAGGCGTTAACAATTTTGTAAAAGAAACTAAAAAGAAACGACCTGGGAAACACAGTAAAAAATATAATAAACGAGTGCCCAAGAGATCTAAAAATAGAGGACAAGGAAAATAATCAATGGCTACACCAGACGAAACACAACTACAAAAGGGTGCAATAGCACCTTCGCAGACAGAACAAACTGGTTCGCAAAAGGCAGTTGCATTAATTGATAATTTAATTAGTTCACCTAGTTTACCTACAGGTACAACTATAAATCCACAACTACAGAATGTGGCAACTAATGAATTAATGGCAACAAGTGGGCTTACAGGAACTACTGCGGCTGCAGTGCCAACTGCTCCAACAGCCCCAACTATAGCTGCCCCAAGCACTATAACAGGAACTAGTATAACAGCCCCTACAGCACAAACTGCTGCAACTATTACACCTTCTACAGTTACATCATTAACACCTACAATGACAGCTGCAACAGGTACGGTTACTCAACCAATGACTGCAGCAACAGGTACAATTACATCTGACGCAACAGTTAAAGGTCAATTATCAAGTTTACAAACTGAAGTTGAAACTGCATTAGCTTCTGGTAATCCATTACCAGTATGGGCAAGAGGTGCTGCAAAAGCAACTAATGCTGCAATGGCTAATAGAGGTTTAAGTGCAAGTTCAATGGCTGCTGAAGCATTGGCTGAAGGTATTATGAATTCTGCTATACCAATAGCAAAAGCAGATGCTGATACTTATAAGCAAATGATATTTCAAAACTTGTCTAATAATCAGCAAGCAGCAATTACAAACGCACAAGCATATCTACAAATGGATATGGCTAATCTTTCTAATCAACAGCAAGCTAATTTACAAAATTTAAATACAAGACAAAACTTTATTTTATCAGATCAAGCTGCAGCTAATGCAGCATTTCAATTTAATGCAACTAGCCAAAATCAAGTTAATCAATTTTATGATAAACTAAGTGCAACTATATCTGATCAAAATGCTGTTAGAATAGATGCAATGAAAAAATTTGCAGAAGCAGAAAGAGCAAAAGTAAATGCATTAAATGCTCAAAATACAATTGCAGTTAATGAAGCAAATGCAAAAAGAGAAGATACCATAAATAGATTTAATGCACAATTAGAAAATCAAAGACAACAATTTAATATTCAAAATCAAAGAGAGATAGATCAATCAAATGTTGTTTGGAGAAGAAGTATTAACACAGCTAACACAGCAGCAGTAAATGCAGCTAACCAAGTTAATGCACAAAACCTATTAAACTTATCTAACTTTGGATTGTCAGCACTATGGCAACAATGGAGAGATGAAGCATCATGGGTAAACACTTCTTCAGAAAATAGCGAAAATAGAAATCATAACTTAGCAATGGCAGCACTAGAAAGATCTACTGCTGTTGATCTACAAAACAAAGCATCTAAAGATGCAATGTATCAGATGATTGGTAAGTTTGGTTTTGATCTATTATTAGGATAAGGAGAATAAATGAGTATAAGTAAAATGTTTAAAGGTGCAGTTTCATCAGCAGCAACATGGGTTGGTGGTGCAATTGGTGGAGCTGTAGGCGGACCGACTGGAGCTAAAATAGGTGCTGGTATTGGTACAGCATTAGGAAGTAAAATATCAAGCTATGGGGGTGGAGGTGGAGAGTTTCAACCTATGAGCACACAAGTACAAGTACCAAGTTTTGGAAGAGGTTTACCAACAATGAGACCAGGAATGGGTAAGTATGTACCTGGCCCTAAAGTTGTAGATGCTGAAACATTAAATAAAATGTGGGAAGCTAGATTAAGTAGTTATATGGCAACTGCTGCTAAATTTGATAGAACTACAGAAGTATCAAGACTAATTAGGAGTTTAAAAGCATAATGAGAGAATTTGAAGAAGGCATAGGTAATCCATTTGATACACCAGTACCTGGTCAAAGTTTAACAGATACTCCAGGTAATTATCCTTGGGAACATTCACCACTTATAACTGATCCTGAACAAGCTACAGAATTTATTTGGGATAGATTACATAAACCAGAATTTGCAGAACAAGTTATTGCTATGCTAGATGCAGGTATACCCGTAGAAGCTCTAGGTAGAGTTATACTATTTGGTGGATTTGTAGAAGGTAAGTTTAGTCCTGATGTAGCATTTTTAATTGCACAACCAGTTATGGAAATGATTGCATCAATGGGTGTAGCAGCTGGTGTTGAAAAGTTTAGAATGTCAATAAGTGACTTAACTAATAATAAACAAATGACAGAGATTATAAAAATTAAACAAGAGAAAGAAGAGTTTGAAAAAATAGCTAAAGGTGTAAAACAAGATATTAAAAAAGTAAAAACAGAAGACAAAGGTCTAATGACTAAACCTGAGGAGGCAGAATAATGAGTGCATTTAGAGGAATAGCTACAGGTTTTTTAGGTGGTGCAATAGCTGATAAAGAAGCTAAAGATAAAAATAAAGCAGAAGTATTAAAAGGTGCTGCAAAAAATTATTTTAATAATACATTACCAGAAACTATTGAAATGGAAAATAACATAAAAAGTAGTTATGATAGAATTGCTACTGAATTTGGTACTCCTGCCGCAGAATTAGCAGATATAAATAAAATTATAACTGGTGATGGTAAAGGCTATGATAACTTTAAAGAAATATTAAAAAGTAATAATATTAAAAAAGAAGATTTAGATAAAGCAACCTTTGATACAGACTTTAATAAAAGATACAAAACAAGAAGTAAAACTTTTCAAGAAAAATATAAACCTATCTTTGATCAAATTGGTATAAAAGAAATTGGTGGTATGGGACCTTACACAGTTAAGAGTCAACTAGAAGGTGATGCTACTACTGATACCATGGTAGATGCACCTCCAGCTACTGGAGAAATGCAGCAGTTTTCTAGTACAAAATTATCAGATTATTTAATTCCAAAACCTGGAGTATTACAAATACCTGAAAATGAATTTGGCAGAGTTGCTACAAGCTATAGAAATTTTAATAATGTAATATCGTTTGACCCACAAGGTAATGTTAAATTTGCATTTAAAGGTACAAAAGATGTTGAGTATAACGCATTAAGAGCAATAACAAATCAAGTATCAAGTGGTTTCTATAATGCAGAACAAAAGAAAGTAAATGTTGGTGCTGCAATAGAAGAAGCAAATAAAATATTAACAGCACAAACTGAAAGTTATATTAGAGATATTGTAAATGATTATCAAGTTGTTAAAACTCCGCAGCCAGGAAAAGCTAGTGCAACTGCAACTGGACAATTAAAAATAAATAAAATGGATTTAATAAAGCACCTAGATAGTCTAGGTACTAAATCAGAACAAAGATATTTTGCAGTAAGTTTTCCAGAAGGTGTAACTGCACCAGGAATTAAAGGTGATGTTAGACAATATTTATTAACTGTAACTAGATAATATGACAAAACTATCTTTAGGAGATTATGTAGTTAATGACCAAACTGCAAACAAAAAAGTTGCAGGGGGTATTAGTCTTGAAGAATTATTAGAAAGAGATAAGAAATATAATGTTACTAAGGAATCTATTCAAAATGATCCCAGTATTAATAACGCAATTCCCGTACAATTTAATTCAGATGGATCTTTAAAATATACCTTTGATAATATTTATGAAAATAAACAGCTATCTGCTGTAGCAAAAGATTATTACAGAAATAGGGATGATGTTAATCTTACCGATAAAGAAGCTGTAAATAAATTTATAAGTGATAGAACTTGGAAACAATCTAATACGTTTGCAATGGGTAAAGAGTTTACATATATTACTGGAAATAATGTAGGTGAAGATCAAAAAGCTAGACTATCTTACTTAACTAGATATTGGGATGAGCTACCTAATTTTTATGAAGAAGGTGGTAGAGGAGCATCAGGATTTTTTGCTAACTTAGGTGTTGCAGTATTAGATCCATTAAATATAATTGGTGCAGGTGTTGGTGGTCAAGTTGCAAAAGGTGTTCTTAAAAAAGCTGGGCAAGAGGTTATTAAAGCACAGACTAAAAAAGGTGTTACTAAAAAGGCAATAAAGAAAGAGTTATTAAATAGTCCAGAAGATTTAGCTAATTTATCTGCTAAAGCAAGAAACAATGCTATTATAAAAGGTTCAGCATCAGTATCTGCAGTTGAAGGTGCTGGGTTTGGAACTATAGATATAGCTAATCAAGTAGTTGAAAGAGAAATTGGATTAAGAGAAACACTAGATCCTATTAGAACAGGAACTGTTGCAATGACAGCTGCTGGTTTAGGATTTTTTGTACCATATGCAGGTGGGAAAATAACAAGTAAAATTGCTAATTTAAGACTTGCAAAAAATAATAAATTAAATAGTGAAATTTTAAAAAAACATTCTAAGAAACAGCCTGATAATACAGGTAAATCTGAGGGTGTAAACTCTCCAATAAATGGTGAACTAAGTGTTGGTAGTAAAATTAGAACTAATTTAGCTGACCAATGGGATTTTATTAAAGTATTACAAAAAGAAATTACAGGTGTTGGTGGAGATGTAACAAGTTTAAAAAATATATATACATCTAAAAAAGGTTTTATAGATCCAGTTACAAAAAAGAAAGTAGACCCAATACTACAACCATATTTTCAATTAAGACAATTAGCATCATCAGGAACTAGAGGTCATCACTTTATAATGAATGGTGTATATTTACCACCTAATCCTGCTGCTAGAAGTGCTAGTTATAAAAAAGGTAAGAGTAAAGGTTTACATCAAATATTAGAAAAGTTAGATGTGGATAATGAAGTTAATGAATTTTTAAATTATGTAGCTTCAAAAAGAATAAACTTTATATCAAAACGAAGACCTGCTTTAGAAAAAACTTTACCAATAGATAAAGCAACTAGAAAAGAATATATAGATTTTGCAGAACTTGATGCTGCAACTTATAAAAAAAAATATGGTAAAAATTTAGTAAGAAAAAATAATTTTAAAAAAGCATTAGATGAGTACAAAGTATTTACAGATGAGTTATTAGAATACCAAGTTCAATCAGGTTTAATTAATAGATTAGATGCTAGAAAAATTAAAAAAGAAAATCCTTTCTTTATACCATTAACAAGAGAGACAGAAAAGATTGGACTCATAACAGCTGCAGGTCAACAGACAAGAAAAATGCTAGGTATAGCTAGACCAGGTGCTG